ACAACAGAAATATCAATCTATGGGTCAGCAAACGTAAGCGTATACGGCTCGTCTAATTAGGGAATATAACATGAAGAAACTGATTATCGCAATAATTTGTATTGGCTTGGTATTAGCAGTGGCAGGATGGGGAACTATTCAGCCAAGAACAAAGAGTCTCATTGTATATGGCCTCACAGGAACGCAGCCAGTGTACCGTCTCGTCCGACTTGACGCAGCAGTACCCAAAGTATGGGATACTACTCCCGGTGGGCTTGTCACGGCTTCTACGAGCTGGGCTGAGACAGTTATACATCTTACTGACTACACAGCAGCGACAAGCATGGGTGGATGGGGTGTTACATTGCCTGTCTCAACTGCATTGCTAGATGGTCAATACGATGTACTGATCTATGATATAACGGACGGAGCAGAAGCGGTGACTGATTCAGTAGCAAGAGGGTATAGAATCCAGATCCGCAATAACCAGCTAACGGAAATGACAGACCTATAGAAAGGCATAACAATGTCAGTATTAGTCCGATTCAAAACCGGCCTTGAAAATATAAAGGCTAGGATTTTCGAACAGTCATCATCAAGAAAAACATGTGTGATCTGTAAAGAAGAGAAACGCGGTGCAATAGTATTCCTGGTAAGACATCTTCAGCCGAAGAAGCCAGATTCAGCAGTATGCCATGAATGCATTGTAAAGCTTTGCCTTGCTCCTGTTATCGAAACGGTGGTTGAAACGCCAGTTGAGAAACCAAAGCCAGCAAAGAAGAAGTCTCGCGGAAGGCCAAAGAAGCGTGGCGTTAAGCGTGGAACAGTGTTGCCGAAGATTAAGTGCGACCACTGCGACCGTAAAATGCCAAAAGGTTGCATCAGTCAGCACATGAAAGCAAAGCATCCAGAAGAATACGCAAAGCTCATTGACAATCAAATAGAGGAATCAACAGATGTCAGCGTCGGACAAACAGAAACAGCAGAAGCTGGTAACTAAGGTTCAGTTCGTCCAGAAGCATCTTGCAGAAGGTAAGTCCGTGGTTCAGTGTGCTAAAGAACTGGGAGTTACCAGGAACACACTGCAATGCTACAAGAAAGACGACGACTACCGGGCAATGGCCTTGCAGCACCTTGACGAATCTGAACTGGATGGAGTCAAGGGAACGATGTCAAAGCTTGTCCAGGGACTTAATGCAGAAAAGCCAGTCATCCTTGAAAGCATCGATGAGAATGGAGCAAGCCACCAGCAGATCAAGTATGTACCGGACAATGTTGCTCAAGACAAGGCTCTTGGAAAGGTAATAGATATCTATGGACTCAAAGCCCCAGCAAAGCAAGATATTACAGTTGCAGTTTCCCTATCATCGGATGAAGACCTATTTAAACAAATTGACGACGCTCAGGAATCTCGCCGCTATGTCGAGGCATACGTCGAAGGGGAGGGAGGCCTTGAGCTGGTTAAAAACGAATCGACAGCTAGTGACGGAAGTTTTGAGCAGAGGGGAAGAACTCTACTACAAGATGATGCCGTACCAGAACCGTAGTGGTGGACCAAGCTGGCAGTATGACATTATCTGGAACATGCCAAAGTACAAAGGGTGTGTTGCCTGCGGAGCGAACCGTATCGGTAAGAGCCAGCTAGGGGCGTTTGTGACCGCGATGATGGTCACAGGGGAACATCCTACCTATGTGAGTCCGAAAGAGGGCATAGCATGGGTTGTCGGGCTTGACAGCAAGATCATAGGGTCTGTTCTACAGCCTTATTTCGAATCGCTTATTCCAAAGCGGTATAAAGAAAAGGGTAAGTGGCATGGCAAGCTTGGATACTGGACTCTGAAGTCTGACGGCAGGGAATGGGAAGTCTGGTTTAAGTCGGTTGACTCAGGCAAAGGTAAGTTCCAGAGTGCTAAGATTGACTTCGCATGGGTAGACGAAGAGCCTTTGAAAGAGGGTGTGTTCGGCGAGCTTGAGATCAGAACGCTTGACAAAGCCGCACCTTGGCTTATGACAGCAACACCGGTCGAAGGCACTAAATGGCTGAAAGACACGCTTGACCGTGAAGATGTTTACTACACGATGGCAGGAATGAGAGAGAATCCTTATATCCCGCTGAGTGAGATCGATAAGCTTTGTAAGTCAATGCCAGAAGATGAACGGAACGTTCGAATCGAAGGGAAGTATATCATCTTCGGTGGTCGTCCGGTATTCGACAGGCAAATATTACTAGCACTTGAAAACTCAGCAATGCCACATGTCGATGGGATATTGGCATTAGCAAGTTAAGCAATTAAGAAAGGCATAGGATTATGGAAGAAATAATTTACTTCGAAGATGCAATTGCGGCAATGAGAATAGGGAAAAAGGCACGATTAGATGCATGGCAGGATGATGTGTTCATATCAATTCAACTTCCTGACGAAAATAGCAAGATGTCAGCACCATACTTCTATGTAACTAGCAGGTTTGGAATGGTTCCGTGGATACCAACAATGATCGAGATGCTTACTGCAGAGTGGACTATCGTAGAATAATGTATACTTTCGTCGAACAAGAAATGGGTCCACTAAGGATCATGAGAGAGCCAGAGCCAGGAATGGTATACACGCTTGGCGGTGACGCAAGCACTGGACTTGCAGACGACTACACATGCTTTCAAGTATTAAGCAACACAATACCGTTCGAGCAGGTTGCAACATTTAGAGCCAAATGGCCCGTAAACCGGGTGAGCGAATTTGCCAATCAACTCGGACGGTATTATAACGAAGCCCTGATAGTAATGGAAATCAACTATCCGGGTAACTCGGTACAGGATGCTCTTTTAGATTATTATAAGTACCCAAGAAACTATCAGCAAGAAACCAGACTCGATCAGGATGTGGACATATCAGACAAGTATGGATTCAGGACCACAGAATCATCAAAGTGGTTATTGATAAACGAGATGCAGCTTGCTCTGACAGAAGGTGGTATCATCTTACATGATCCGGTAACTCTCTCTGAGATGATGAACTTCGTCTATATGAAGTCAAAGGGTAAGGCTGGTGCAGCAGACGGGTTCAACGATGATACGGTAATGGCCTTGATGATGGCTTATCACGGAGCAAAGATGTATCCGTTCGCTAAACCACGGCAGGCAAAGCAGATTACGGCACAGACGATTGACACTGACACCAAGAGGTGTTGGAAGCAGTTTAGGCAGCAGATGGCAAACGGCAGAAAAAAGAAAGGGATTAGACTATGAGATTCAGGTTACTTAGAAAGACAGTTGACGACGTGATGGATGCCCTTGATGTTCCACAGGAAGTTAAAATAACGTCAAACCAGATCAGTGAGGGACTTTGCACTAGAGACAAGTTCTTTCATTCATGCTGGCTAAGAATGAAGCAACTGCATCCAGACAGAATACAGGAAATGGGTGAGATCGAATTGTATATTGCAGGACTTGATACCTCTATTGAAGAAGAAACAGAAGAAGACGAGGAAGAAACCCGTGGGACTATTATCTAAAAATCTAAACTGCCCTAAGTGCTATCGTAAGGTTGCGAAAGTAAGCGACTTCGGAAGCAACGGCAAGTTCATACATGTCAAACATAAAGGCATGGAGATTCTTGCCAGGGACGCAGTAATAAAATGCATCGGTTGCAAAACGTCGTTTCTTGTTACTACAGACAACGGTATTGAAAAGGAAGTGAACCTTGAGCGAAGAACGTAAACCAAATAAAATGGCTTTAGAGACTCAGTTCATTATGGCTGATGACGAGCAGGCTATTCACGTTGCCAAAATAATAAGCTCTCGGAAACGAAGCTTTGCACCTCATCGTAGGAATATTGTCAACGAGACTACCGCCAATATATGCTACCTTGTCGGGTATCAGAACATTGAGATAAATGGTGATGTTATCGCTCCTGCTCCAAAGAGGCGTATCACTGACGAGGTTGTCAATGTAATCCTCCCTGCTGTCCAGAACGACGTTGCGACCGCTACTGCGAGTCCTGCGATCTATGACGTAGTGCCTGCTGGAACCGATGACGATGACCGTGCTACTGCGATAGCCGGCGATAAGATACTCAAGGTCTTACAACGTAAGATCGGCCGTGACTTCAAGCGTGGCGAGGCTGTACTATGGTGGGACATCTCGACTATAGGATGGAGAAAGGTCTATTGGGATGCTAATGATACAGTAATCGGAATCAACCCCGATCCAATGAACGAGGATGGTTCTCAGAACATCGCTCACAATCCGAACATCCCTGTAGGTGAAGCTTTGATGCAGGGTGAAGTGCAGATTGAATGTATTCCAACCAATCAGCTCATTTATGACTACAGAGAGACAAACCTGAATAAGCTTAAGTGGATTATCCATGCAAAGCGAGTTACGTCAAACTGGGTTGTTGATAGATTCGGCACAGAAATACATGACAAGCTAAAATCTCAGTTCATCTCAACAAGCGAGAACGGAGAATCAGAATTTGAGGTTGGCCTCACAAGGCAGTTCAATAACCTTGTAAATGGTTTTACTGGCAATAAGACCACATTCGTTCCAAAGATGGACGTATCTTCTCATATGCAGCTTGAGTCTGACGAATTTATCGATTACTACGAGTATTGGGAGAAGCCATCTAAGTCAATGCCAACCGGAGTTTACGCGGTTATGCTTGGAACTCAGGTTGTTATGCATGCTCCGTATCCTTCTGATATGTACCCGCATGGAGAACTTCCGTTTATCCCTGCAGCACCGATGAATATAACTGGTGTGTCTAATGGATCTATTAGCCGGATAAGTCAGGCAAGGCCATTACAGAGAAAGCTAAACGAACTCGCAAGCCAGATAGACGAGAATATCGATATCATGGGCAACGCTATCATAATGGCTCCGAAGTCTGCTAAACTCAGGCATAGGTCGCTTGACAATGGGGCTGGCAATATAATCGAGTATGACGGACCGGTAGGCAAACCAACAAGGGAACCCGGCGTTCCAATGAATAGCCAGGTCTTTAGTTACCTGAACGATAAGAAACTTGCTATCGATTCATTGTTTGCTTTCCATCACGCATCGCAGGGTATAGCCCCTCGGAACATCGAGAGTGGTAAAGGCCTGGAAAGACTTGCGAACGCGGACACACGGCAACTGGGGCCTATTGTCGAGGCGTTTGAGGAAGCAGACCAGAGAGTTGC